GGCATATATAACCACATACCTCAAGACTAACCCATGCGTAGACTGCGGGGAAACGGACCCGGTTATTTTAGAATTTGACCACATCAAAGATAAAGACTTCAATATATCTGATGCTGCACGCAAGGGTGTTAGCATAAAAAAGCTAAAGGACGAGATAGCCAAGTGCGAGGTGCGCTGCGCTAACTGCCACCGCAGGAAGACCTACGAGCGTAGTGGTTTGACACACAAAGATTAATAGTTCTTTACACATGCTACGTTACCAGCTTATATGCGTGTCTGCTCCCTCAAACCGGACGCTGCGCACTATGCCTGTTGTTAAACTTGACCCTACAGACGAGTTTCCTGTACCATTCAGTACGGACGAAGAGACAACCACCACCTTTTTAGACGAGATGATCGTTGCTGGTAACACAGCAGAGCTACTAGAAGAGCTTGGCGCACCACTTGAGGTAGACCTCAGTACCTTTGAGCGTGAAAAATCCCTGATCGACACGGTAGTCAAAGACCAGAAGGCTGCTCCACTCAAGAAGTATAGCACTGCTTTGGCTGTATCGGGCGTCCTGAAGACCTACGGAAACAATTTGGCGTTCGATGTGAACCAAGTCCGGGCTGCTTTGACCAACAAGTTGCTCGAAATAGCTGACTGTGGGGACGCAAAGCACGAGTTAAAGGCTATTGAGATGCTTGGAAAGCACTCAGACATTGCGTTGTTCAAGGAACGTAGCGAGATTACCATCAATTATAACAGCCCCGAAGCGCTTGAGAGTGCCATTAAGGAGCGTGTCAAACGGTTACTGAACGCTGATGTCATAGATATTACGCCATTGGGCATGGACCTAGATGAAGAACTAGGTGTTTACGCACGCAAGCTGCCACTTCCGGGTACTGAAGACGAGGATGAAGATGCTGGGTGAGATTACCCTAGACGACATCCCGTCGATCCTGTCGCAACTTTCGGTTGGTGAGCAGGAGAGGCTGCTCGCTGAGCTAGACAAGTTGGACGAGCTTAAGACCAAGAAGCTGGCTCAGGAAAGGTTTCTTAAGTTTGTAGATCAGGTTTGGCCGACGTTCATTGGAGGGCGACATCATGCGAAAATGGCTGACGCGTTTGAGCGGGTGGCTCGTGGCGAGTGCAAGCGGCTTATTATCAATATGCCTCCTCGGCATACTAAGTCTGAGTTTGCTTCCTATCTCCTGCCTGCTTGGTTTCTGGGCAAGTATCCGCACAAGAAAGTCATCCAAACAAGCCATACAGCCGAGCTTGCAGTCGGGTTCGGACGGAAAGTCCGTAACTTGGTCGATATGGACATCTACAACAAAATATTTCCTGATCTGGCGTTGCAGGCCGACTCTAAAGCTGCAGGACGGTGGAACACCAGTAAAGGCGGTGACTATTTCGCTATCGGCGTTGGCGGTGCCGTTACGGGTAAAGGGGCCGACCTCCTCATCATCGACGACCCGCACTCGGAGCAAGAAGCCGCGCTCGCGGAAATAAACCCGGACATCTACGACAAGACTTACGAGTGGTATACGTCCGGTCCTCGGCAGCGTCTGCAGCCCGGTGGCTCTATCGTCATCGTTATGACGCGGTGGTCGAAGCGCGACTTGACTGCGCAGGTGCTTAAGGCGGCTGCTGCGCGTGGCGGAGATGAGTGGGAAGTCATCGAGTTTCCAGCAATTTTACCAAGCGGTAACCCTCTATGGCCTGAGTTTTGGCCTATGGAGGAACTTACTGTTCTGCGCGAAGAGCTTCCAAATTCCAAGTGGCAGGCGCAGTATCAGCAGTCGCCCACCTCGGATACCTCGGCTATCGTCAAGCGTGAGTGGTGGAATGAGTGGGAGTCTGATGTCCCGCCAACCTGTGAGTTTGTGCTACAGTCTTGGGATACGGCGTTCGAGAAGACGCAGCGTGCCGACTATAGCGCGTGCACGACATGGGGTGTGTTTTATCAGCCCGACGCAGCAGGCTTAGAACAAGCTAACATTATCCTGTTAAACGCATTTCGTGATCGTATGGAGTTCCCAGAGCTAAAGCGATGCGCGGTTGAGGAGTATAAAGAGTGGGAACCGGACAGCGTGATAATCGAGAAAAAGGCTTCAGGTGCGCCTTTGATCTACGAGATGAGGGCCATGGGGATACCGGTACAAGAGTTTACACCTACACGGGGCAACGACAAAATCTCCCGTTTGAATGCTGTCGCAGACATCTTTGCGTCTGGACGGGTATGGGCACCTGCCACTCGGTGGGCCGAAGAAGTGATTGAAGAAGTTGCCAGTTTTCCCGGCGCAGAACACGATGACTACACCGATACCGTGTCTATGGCTTTGCACCGCTTCCGTAAAGGTGGCTACATCACAACTAACCTCGACGAACCCGATGATATAATGTACTTCAAGAGCCGTAGGCATCAAGGATATTACTAATGGCGGTAGATAAAGCAATTAACCAAGCACCTCTAGGACTAGATGGTTCACTCTCTTCGGGCGTTATGCGTGGCGTAAACACCATGGATGAAGGTATCGAGATTGAAATCGAGGACCCTGAAAGCGTTTCCATCCGTGCGGGTGGTACAGAGATCGAAATTGACCCTGATGAGGTCGATGAAGACGAGTTTTCTGAAAACTTAGCCGAAGATATGGACGATGGGCAGCTTGCTGAGCTTGCTGGCGACCTTATTGGTGAGTTTGAAGAAGATATTTCGGCGCGTAAGGACTGGATGCAGACCTACGTAGACGGTCTTGACCTACTTGGTATGAAGATCGATGACCGGACTGAGCCTTGGCCCGGTGCTTGTGGCATTTACCACCCGATGTTGTCGGAAGCCTTGGTTAAATTCCAAGCTGAGACCATGATGGAGACGTTCCCGGCTGCGGGACCGATAAAAACCGAGATTATTGGCAAAGAAACTTCCGAAAAGAAGGACGCTGCACGCCGCGTTCAAGATGACATGAATTACCAGTTGACCGATGTGATGGTCGAGTATCGCCCTGAACATGAACGGATGCTGTGGGGGTTGGGCCTTGCAGGTAATGCGTTCAAAAAGGTGTATTACGACCCATCACTCGGTCGTCAGACGTCAATGTATGTACCCGCAGAGGACGTCGTTGTACCTTATGGCGCGTCCAGTTTGGAAGTCACTGAACGCGTCACCCATATAATGCGGAAAACCCCGAACGAGATGGCCAAGCTACAGGCCGCTGGGTTCTACCGTGACGTTGAGCTTGAAGACCCCGTCAATACGATGGATGAAGTTGAAAAAGCTATTGCCGAGAAGATGGGCTTCCGCGCATCGACAGATGACCGGTACAAGCTGCTTGAGATGCAGGTTGATTTGGTACTGCCTGACGACAAGTTCGCTAAGGAAGAGTCCGAAGCTGACATTGCTGTGCCTTATATCGTCACTATTGAAAAAGGTACGACTACAGTCCTCGCCATCCGTCGTAACTGGAATCCCGATGATGACCTTAAAAAGAAACGCAATCACTTTGTACATTACGCGTACATTCCGGGCTTTGGCTTCTACGCTTTTGGCCTTATTCATCTCATTGGTGCTTTTGCTAAGTCTGGCACCAGTCTTATTCGTCAGCTTGTTGATGCTGGTACTCTATCTAATCTCCCGGGCGGTTTCAAAACTAAAGGCTTGCGCGTTAAGGGTGATGACACACCGATAGCACCGGCTGAATGGCGTGATGTAGACGTAGCTTCGGGGACAATGCGTGATAACATCATGCCATTGCCCTATAAGGAGCCAAGCCAAGTACTATACAGCCTTCTTAACACCATCGTTGAGGAAGGTCGCCGGTTTGCTGGCGCTGCTGACTTACAGGTTAGCGATATGTCGGCTAATGCCCCTGTGGGTACTACGCTAGCTATCCTTGAGCGCACGCTTAAGACGATGTCGGCTGTTCAGGCACGCGTCCACTACTCGATGAAGCAGGAGTTCCGGCTTCTTAAGGGTATTATCCGCGACTACACGCCGGATACTTACTCATACGAGCCAGAAGAAGGTAGTCGTAAGGCTAAGCAGTCTGACTATGACATGGTCACGGTTATTCCGGTGTCTGACCCTAATGCGGCTACAATGGCGCAGAAGATCGTGCAGTACCAAGCTGTGCTTCAGCTAGCGCAAGGTGCCCCGCAGATTTACGACATGCCGTATCTGCACCGCCAGATGCTTGACGTATTAGGTATTAAGAACGCCCAGAAGCTCGTCCCGCTGAAGGATGATGAGGATATGAAGCCGCGTGACCCTGTGTCTGAAAACATGGATGTTATCAACGGTAAGCCAGTCAAGGCGTTCATCTACCAAGATCATGAGGCGCATATCACGGTCCACACAACCGCTATGCAAGACCCTAAGATTGCACAGTTGTTGGGTCAGAACCCCAACGCGCAGGCAATGCAGGCAGCTATGCAAGCTCACATCAATGAGCATTTAGCGTTCGGTTATCGCAAGCAGATCGAAGAGCAGGCCGGTGTTCCGTTGCCACCACCTGACGCTGAGATGACGCCAGACGTTGAACTTCAGATTTCGCGCCTTGTAGCAGCCGCTGCACAGCAGCTTCTCCAGAAGAACCAAGCTGAAGCCCAACAGCAGCAGAACGAGCAGACGGCCCAAGACCCGATCATCCAGATGCAGCAGCAAGAACTGGAAATCAAGAAGGGTGAGCTTGAGCTTAAGAAGCAAAAAATTGCTATTGATGCTGCTGAAAAGCAGGACCGGCTTGAGCTTGAAGAGAAGCGCCTTGCTTCACAGGAAGAGATTGCTGGTATGCAGATCGGAGCCAAACTGGCGACCGCTAAGAACGCCTCGGATGCCCAGCAGCAAGAAGCAGGGCTTCGGATGGGCATGGACGTCGCTAAGGCGGAAATGGACCAAACGCATAGAGCCAATGAAGCTCAAAGAAACGCCGAGATGCAGCTTATGCAGATGCAAAACAAAAATACTCCCCAAGAGCAAACTGAGGAATAATAATGAGTATGGACCTGTTACGGCACCTCTCAAATAAGGTGCAAGAAGAACTTAGGGTGATCGAAGCGGACATGGCCATGGGCAATGCTGCTGACTACGGTGCCTATAAGTACGCCTGCGGCATTTATCGTGGTTTGCTGGTGGCGAATAACCTTATCGCAGAAACCGCGCAACGAATGGAACAAGATGATGAATGAGATTATTAGTGCGGCCAAACCCGCGCTGGTTAACCTCGATGGTAAACCTATCCTAAGTATTCCCGCTGAACCGGAAGTGCCGGTTGAAGATCGGGCCACACAGCTTCCAGAACCTTCCGGCTATCGCATATTGTGCGCTATCCCTGAAGTGGAAGACAAAACCTTTGGCGGCGTCATTAAGGCTGACGAGACCAAGAAGTTTGAAGAACTGACCACACCGGTACTGTTCGTCGTCAAACTTGGTCCCGACGCCTATGCCGACGAGCGTAAGTTTCCGTCAGGCCCTTGGTGCAAGGCAGGTGATTTTATCCTCACGCGCCCACACGCAGGTAGCCGTGTAAAAATTCATGGCCGTGAGTTCCGTCTCATCAATGATGACTCGGTCGAAGGTGTTGTGGAAGACCCCCGGGGCATTAGTCGCGGGTAAAAACGGGTAACCGTACATAGGAGAAGTAAGATGGCAAAAGAGCCAGATGATGACTTTGATTTTATAATTGAAGAAGATTTTGCGGAAGGTGGTTCCGTAAAGCCCGATATTGAGGTAGAAGACGATACCCCTGAGGCCGACCGAGGCCGTGAGCCAATGCCGCAGGAGATCGTTGACGAACTCGAAGCCGACGAACTCGAAGAGTATTCTGAAAAGGTCAAGCTTCGTCTAAAGCAGATGAAGAAGGTCTGGCATGATGAGCGCCGTGAAAAGGAACGCTATCAGCGCGAACAG